CTCCTCTGGTAGGGTCACCACTCCCTACCACCCCAGTCTAAAGTTTAATAGACTGGGGCCCACGCGAGCTTTAAGCCGACGGCTCGCGGTCGTCCACTGCGTGTCAAGTGATCTTTTTGCTCCCAAGAAATCTCGGGATGCATTAGACACTTGGTCAGAGCTGGTATACCGCTGAGGGGTGAGTGTGGAAGTCTCACATCAAGCAGGTACCCCTTTGCCTCTGGTCTGTGCAACGTCGGATGTCCCCGATGAATCTCGGGTCTCTCCGGCCCTACACGTCCCAAAAGAGACGAGTTGCCAGAAACGTATGGAAAGTCTCCATCCAAAAGACGGAGAATTTCCGTATCCAGCATCTCCACTGTGTCAAGCCATCCAGCCTCGCAAAGCTGGTTGCGAAATGACACGAGTGAGACCAACTCTGGAACGCAGTGCCGTGTGCGAGGAAATACTTGTCTGGACTTGACTATTGACACGTCACGCCCATAAAAGTACTCCTTGCCGCAAGACTCTCGGAATGGTCCATTCCAGAAAGACTTGCGCTGATTCACTTTAAACCCAAAGGTTTCAAGTGTTTCAGCCACGGCTACGGCCTTGTCAGAAGGGACGATAATATCGTCCCCATAGACGCGCACCGAGCCAACCAATCGCATTATCTGCGATATAGTCGGGGATCGTGATGAACCTAGACATCCCAATAGAGAAATAGCCGTGAAAATCATGGCTTCTATTGGAAACGTCATGGCCGAGCCCATAGACGCAAACTTCAAGAGAGGGATTACCTCTCCTGACGGTAACTGACATCTGGTCGATCTGCACGATTGGATTCCCTCAAGAAAATGAGGATAATCTTCGAACAGTTCTTCGACCAGCCAGTTGGCGACGCGATCACTAGCTTCACTTAAATCAAGTGTCGCTAATGATCCATCCAAACTGCCTTTACGTGCCAGCTCCTGGTTAGGAGTCTGGTCCGTAAAACCAGTAAAGGACCCCGAGATCGGGTTTGACTCGATCTCAGACACGAGGGGTTGCATAATTGCCTGCTGTATATATTGCATATACGTAGGCTCTTCTGCAATTAGTCGTGGTGTCGTCTGCGTTTTAGGAACAGCTACCAATCTAGTCGGTAGCTCCTGTTCCGGACTCAAGTACGTGACATCCGGGTCCTCCCTAGCGAATTTCGCGTTGGGAAGAGCATATTCCCAGTACGGGAATAGATACTCAAGTCGATCAAGCCATATAGGCATAATCCACTTGAAATTGCCACGCCGAAAATCGGCAGTGGCCCCGGGCCCATGTCTAGGAACCAGCTCACCATGGTAAACCATGCCGTCAAGACGGCTAAGAGCTGGCCCAAAAACGAGCCTAATGACCCTTCGGGCAGCCGCGGCACGACCCTCTTCGAAGAGGGCGGTACCGCGGCTATCACTAAAGGGTCTGCCACGTGCTCATCTACGTCGGTATAGCTCTTGATTGCGGCCTCCACCTTGTCAGGTGGGGCGAGGTTCTTCTCCTTGGAGAAGAGCAGCAAAAGCTGCCTAAGACCTCGTACCGCTTTCACTGCCCTTGGCTCATTTACAAAATGAGTTGCAGGCAAGAGCACAGGATTTGGGACAATTAAATTGTCCTCTGTCCATTCACCGACGTTGATCACTGTCTCCGAGGTAAAGATCAGATCCAGGAATCCACCGAGAAATACGGGGACTCCCTGGTGCTTTATCCCGTGACTATCCGTCACCTTACGGCGACGAAAGCCACGGAAAGCATCAGCAGGCATCCAGCCTAACTCCATAGAGCTTACTAGCTCTTGGTGAAAGGCTGGAAGGGTGACCGTGAAAAACGAGTCACCTTCTGATCTAACTCGCCTCAGGGCAGTCTTACTGTCCTGAGTGGTGCTGACCGAGCATTCTCTCCCGACTTCGTCGAGAAGAGAAAGCCAGATCTCACTTCGGCTTTTCATGGTGTCCTCCTTTCAGAGGTAGCGCCAGTCCGAAGCGATGCTTGCTTACTACCCTGGAGTCCGCGCATGCTTGATTAGAGCACGCGAAAGATTCCATTCACGACTCATGATTCACCAGTCGGGACTGATTGCCTGCAATTGCAAGCCAGTCCACCAACGCTTTCGTGTTGGCCGTAATCTCAGCAGTCGAGAACCCCTGAGGGGGAACATCGATTACGAGATACGCGGACATCGAATAGGGCCTATTCGTACTAGGTACGAGTGGGTCCGCCGATGTCTTACTGATGTCGAGTCGGACTGTCGACCGATTCCGACGTGCTAAGAGATGAGAAATCTCTAGCACAAGACCATCAACGGCACTCTCAAAAGCGCCGCTGTGATCTCCGGATTCAGTACGCGCCAAACTCTTGGCGATCGTACTCACGGTGACAGTTTGGGGATCAGCAAACATCACGAGACTTTCTGGCAGATTGACCCCATTAAGGGATCATGAACCCAGTAGACTGATGTCTACCAGGCAGTTCGCCCTCGGCTAATGCCAAGAGCTGCCAGGATCGACAACTGAAACGGGTTTAAACCGTCCCAGGTCAATCCAAATCCAAACGGATTGGCTCGTCGCCTTTGCCTAGTACGCTTAATCACCGTACTAGTCAAAACTAGGGGCTTAAACACGCTGGCTGAATTCCTCACCTGCGTCTGGAGTACATACTCCGTTCGCGTTGAGGTATCAACCATCATGTAACCCCAGGGCATGACTAGTCCTCCCGCCGAGAACGCATTCAAATTATGAATTACGTCACCGGCATTGGAGAACCAATCAACGAGCCACGAGTACGGTGTCAAAGCCCACGCAGTATCCGGACCTGGAACAAGACCATAGGCCTTGTCCAGAATCTGAATATTACGTAGGAATGCGTTTGATGATAAGTGGTATGTAAAACTACCACTAAACCATTTACGCACTTCCGTCTTCACGGACTTTGTCAACGTACCCAGCTGCACTTGTTGGTTACTCGGCGCCAGCCCCCCTGTTAAGGGAGCTGGAGGAGAGTTAGCCACAGAGGTAGCGCTACTCGACTCTATTAGATCAAAGTCGAATCGGCGCTTGATAACGCGACCACTGTCACGAACGTATTGATCAGAAATCTGATCAAAATGCCTAATGCTATCGATGAAGTCTCTACCATCAGATATGGTAGGGGCCCAACCGAATTGCATATTAAGGTATTCCGATCCGAGATTCCCCTCCGCCTTTCCAGGCAGAGAAGGAAGCCCATCACGGTACAGTTCGCCCAGTGCTTGCGATAAATCAGCAGCTGGGTGGGTAGGCTCTACTCTAGCAATAGCACTGGCTCCAAAGGAGTCAATGTCTGTTGCTGAGAGCAGAACAGGAGCAAGTCCTCTGATCCAAGTAAGATCAGACGACAGGGCAGTTCCCTGTAAGTGTCCGGCGATAGCCGACACTTCCGGAGAAGCGCATAAGAAGCCGTGATAATCATCCCAGGTGTTACCTGCGAGATTAAAATGAGCTTCCACCTCCTGACCAAGATGCACGATTGATATATCGTGCTTTATCCATGGTCCTCCCACATCGATTCCGGGGCAGAGGTTGTGAATCCTCCACCCTGGATGGTTGTATCCCCACATGTACTCGAAATTAGACGCGGCTTCCACAGTCCGCGCATTTCTCGAGGACACGACGCCTGTCGATCGATTCGACAGGATGTCCACGTACTGGTAGGTTGCCTTACCTGTCGATCGAAATTTCTCATCCAAGTCGTTAGACTTGGTTAGAAGGACCTTATCGGCCTTCGGAGAAACTTCGATCAACACTGGGGTTTCCGACCACTCTCTCAGTCGAGAGGGGTACGTGACGGGCATAGGACCACAACCAACCGTTTGGGGACAAATTCAACTCGTACCGGGAGAGTCCCGATACTCATCAAATCGGGTGCTTGGCAGCACCAGCGGGGAGTCTGAAGAGGC